GCTTGCGTTCCGGGGTCAACAGTCAACGTTCCATTAACCGTATGCGCATCTCCACTAGCGTTACCAATAGTAGCATTCCCGGAACAACTCAACGTTGTAAACGCACCGGCTGCCGGCGTTGTACCCCCTATAACCGTGCCGTCAATGGACCCTCCGTTGAGGTCAACAGTTGCAGCCGTAATAGTACCCTCAACATACAAATTCCCGTCGCCGGGGTCTGTGTAGGTCGCCCCGCTGCTTATCCGCATACCGCCATTATTAACAAATAGGCCGTTATCATCCGTAAAGGTGCGCTCCGTACCGGATGTTTTAACCTGATGATAATCAGCCCCAATTTCAAGCATTTTATTAGCAGCGTTAGTGTATGTTAAATAGCCCTCGTCAGTTTTTAAATTAATTTCGCCGGTATATTCCTGATTTTCGATTATGAAATCATCATTAGAGTCTATCCCTAAATAAACCCCGTCCGTTGTTGCGGAATGGCCGGTACTGCTATTTGTAAATTGAATATATGCGTCTGTTGTTCCGTAAATATTTAATTCATTATATGCGGTGGTATTTCCGATTACAATATCATCATTAACAATAACGTCCTGAAACCGTTCGCTGGCATACGTGATCGCCCCGTCTGATTGGGCTATTATTTTACTAATAGCATACACGTAAATATCACCTGCCGATACGTCATCGTCTGTGCTGGCCAAACGGTTGTTTTCGTCGGTTATTATAAACGACTGATGCGGGTCGGCGTTAGTTCTCACATTGGTTTTAGTGTCATACGCTCGTGTTACATGCACATTGCTAGTCATTTATTGTACCTCCTGATATTCAGTATTATTTGTGTCAAACGTTTCAACCCAATCAAATTGGGCCTCTCCATCGGCGACCGTCCCGAAAACCTCCTGTAAATAAAACGGCGTCGGTAAATCGTCCAATAAAATTAAATTTACACGGCATATGTTTTTTCTTTTTATTTTATCAATAGACGATAAAACACACTCTATTGTCACACTATTGGTCTCGTGAGGTAAAGTTAATTTTATGTGTCTACCAATGTGCCAAAATTTAGATAAAGTGCCGCTACCGCCATCAAAATTATATGGTATGGGTATCTCTATTCGTTTACGAGTCATCCAGGTGACCATATTATTTAAATAATCCAAAGCATCCCTTTTGTTTGAAATCATATACCTGTCGGTAACCTCAGCAGGAGGTTTATTTACGACGTGATATTTTTTCCATATTTCATTATAACAACGATTGTAAATTGCCTCTGCTTCCGATTCGGATAGATCACCAATAACATCACCGGACGCATAACTCCCCTTAATGACGTTTGTAATTTCAATCAATCCCAGAAAAGACGTGCTGCCCGGATCATAATTATAACGTACGAACGGCTGTGCGGTTATATTTCTGACAGCGGGGTAGATAATCGGCCCCTGATTTTCTGGGAATAATATATCGTCAATCGTTATCTCGTCAGAAATTTCCGCTTGACTATTTAGTAAATATGATATACATTCTTTTCCGTTTTTGTCAACGTAGGATGTACAAAAATATGTTTTACACCACTCCTTTTTTAGCTCTGTCACCCAACCATCTCTAAAGTTTATGATTTGAAAAGCTGGGGAATATGAGTCTAATGCCAATATGTCGGGATGAGAAAACCCTCCTTGGTCTGACCCAGTGTTGATCAGGGCTTCATCACTATATTCTTTACCTGCATTTTTATCAGTCTCTAACTCCTCACTAAAATTTTGTAATCTACAAAAATGTTCCATAATATGCCGGGGTAGTAGTATGGGATTATTCGCTGACACCCTCCCGCCCCATGTGTCATCAAAAATGCGACCGGTCATATTGGTGTACACTTCATCAGAAATATCCTGAGAACCAGTCTCATAAATAATACAAGTCTCATATAGCTTATTCTCTATTGCAAAGGGATATGCCGGTAAATTAAGACTTGAATCTTTATTTCTGAAACAGACTAAAAAAACTATCTCAGAAATGGTATTGTAAGCATCAACATTTGAAACACCTAGATCAAATAGCGTGTATCCTGTTAAATTATTTTCAAATATAGCGGAACCATCAACAGTCTCATTATTCTCAATATAAAATTTTTCGCTATTTGACGGTGTTGTTCCTTTTTCGTAATATTGTTTTGGTAAATTTTCAACGTTTAAGGTCACAATGTTTCTTATGTTTTCAAATTTTGCCGCTTCCTCCAAAACATAATTAACTGTGTTGCTAAACCATTTTTTTGTCATAACAGAAAAAGAAGTTTCAGAAAATCCAGGATTAGTGTTAGTAGATTTGAATTTAATTCCCAGATACGCTTTTTGTAAATTAAAATTATTATCCAATGCTTTTAATGATATTCTAAAAGATTGTATAAGCACGTTGCCATTATCTACACGAACCTCGCCCTCTAAATCATACTGGATCCCCGTATCACGATTATTGTCTGTCAAGTCCTCTGTATTTCCTATAGCGGTATTATCCAATATCGAAAAATCATCAAATGAATCTGAATCATTAGAGGTAAAAAACCATCCATTCGGATATGCTGTGACATTAGAATAGCCTGACAAAAAATAATCAGCAAACTCATCGGGGAATTTATCAATCCACGGCCCAACCACCATATTATTATTATCGATTACATAACCCTCGATATTATTAAAATTATCCCCCTGCAATTGTGAGGAGATCTGCATTGACCCATCGCCCTGTTTTTTAAACGCATAATTAGATATCGTTTTATATTTCTTATCATATATGTAAAAATCAGTTAATGCGCCAAGGGTGGCCGCACCTGTTGAATCTAAATATGTTTTTATGGGCCACACGTCTGGTTTAAATCTCTGCGTACTGCCGATTATTTGACAAACCATTTGATCATTGCCGCTTGTATCCGGAGTCTCAGGGAATGGATCTGTGAGTGTTAAATTTAACTCACCGGTAGATAAAAAATCATATGTAAAACTATTTATTTCTCTTATCTCACCTGCATTTGTCCCAAAAATTGATTTAACGTATAGCTTATCATATTTATTTGAAATTTCACTTAAAACATTTGACAAAAGAGATAAATTTTCACCATAATAAGGCTCATCAATTTGCATAGTATCTAATACTATTTCTGTGTTGCTCGTCACCGTAACGACCGGGAATAGATTTCTTGATCCAATATTATATAGATTAACATCTAGTATTTTTTGTTCGTTTTTTGTATTTATTAGTAAAGCTTTTTTATTAATTAGTGATCCAAATGAGGCGGGAATCGTGATGACTTTATTATCACTATCTTCGATTTGAGTTAGTATATTAGCATTTCTGGCATCACTTGGAGGTACAACATTTAAAATAAATTCTGCTTCTGTAAATTTTGATAATTCAGTAACCCCTCGATATATTAAATTTTGTGTGACGTTATCTGTATCTTTATTTTTAACAAATGAGTGTATTTCTACTTTCAATCCCCCTAAACCTATACCTAATGTATCGATATCATTATGCCATTTATCAACGTTAATAATGTTTACAGATAAAGAATTTAAATTAGCTAAATCGCCACCACGCACCAGTGTGGCGCTTTCTGAAATTCCGCTAATGCTATTATACGATAATAAACCATAGCTCCAAGTAATAAATTCGATACCGGTCAAGCTGTTTTCAATAAATCTAAACTCTGATAAACCGGTTAACGTAGATCCTATGGGGTATGAATTACTCACATTGTTTACAAACGAAACTATTTTAGACACTCGAGCAATTGTATCAATTAAAGCCCACTCAGTATTCCCCACACCGTCATCTAAAAAAACACGTTGACCTTCGTAGAGGTTATCAATGTTATTAACTATCACATTGTCCGTATCAAGCAATGTTGCGGTGGTTTTTATAGGGGTATAGAGTCCAATACCCGTGTTCTCAGTATAAACACCGTCACAAAATATTTTTATTCCGTAAACCTCTATGTTAGCCATTATCTACCCTCATTATCATACCTAATTTCATTCTGTACCGATCGTGCCCTGCGTGTTTTACTCTAATAGTTGGGTTGGGGCCTATAATTGCGGTATATGGACCACCACTCGAATTAGACCTCCCAAACGGATAATTGACATTTGAGGGGTCAAAGGTAAACTCCGTTGCCCGGATATTCGTGACGATCTCATTTAATAATTCTGCGATTTTACTTTTTGTACCGCTTATTTCGGGCTCACAATAATATGCGTCCCCTGACTGGCCGTTGTCAACCGCATAATGATTTTTACCCCAAGAAATACCAGATACGAACTCATACTTATATTCAGTGTCGTATCCATCCCTTGGGTATCGTATGTCGTCAACATTACCTATGGTAACGGTACCGTCGGAAACCATATCCGGTAGATTATATGTCGGTTTATCACGCATTAATAATAACATATCTAACGTCCACCACAGCCACGGATTGTGTAATTGTTTGCTTGGCGAGAACGGACCGTACGTAATATCAAATCGCCCCGCGTCACCTAAATCGGGTCCGAATGGGGTAAAACCGCCCTCCTTACTCAATGCGATTATAGGTGCGTCGCTCAAATACAAATAGCCCTGATTAGCACGTGCTTTTTTATTATCCTCTAAAAACGTTAATAAATTATTAGCGTCTGCGGCGTTTAATAGATGTTGGCATTTACAAATTCTAACATCTCTCGTCGGACCTCGATCGTACGCCTTAAAATTATTATCGGACCTACGGATATATGTAAATGGTAAGTGTATATATGTGTCATAACCCCATTGAGGGGCGTTTACATAAACATAATCCGATCTTAAATTATTATATCTTATTTGAGATGCCATTTTATTTTATAGTTGTTAAGTTTATCAAATTCAGTGTTGACAATATCAATACTTTTATTCCATCCGGTTTTTAATAGGTCATTATACTCAATTCCACTTGATTGTAATGATCGACTATACCAGCCCTCAGGACTATCAGACCACCCCGGCCGACCCGGACGGCCATGCAGCGAATACACCTCACATCCATCCTTAGTATAAATATAATCATTTTCTTTTTTCAAACCACAAAAATGATGACCATACGTCCCATGCACTTGCGTCATTGAATGCATGGGTAACAATACACAATCATTCTGACGGTTATTTTTATAAACTGAAATATTCCACGAGAAAATATCCCCTATGTGAGGGATCAAACCTTTTTTAGGGTGGTACTCCGTCCCATGTTCGATGAGATGGATGTAGTATTCAAAAACTTCTCGCCATGCCTCAGAGTTAAAAATAATAGGCACGGAGCACATAAATTTATACGCCTTTACCGACTTGTCGAAAATGGGTTTTCCATTATCCAAATATTTATCATCAAACGTCCATTTAATCGATTCCTCACAGCCTATTAATTTGTTTGTCCCTGTCACCAAATCAAAAAGATTATTAAAATTACGACTCGTTATCATCATGTCCGCATCTAGCATACATGTGGTTTTATACGATTTGCAAACGTCAAGCAAATATGTGAAACGTCGTTTTTTAGTGTAGAGATTTTTATTCATGACGTATGCGATATTTGACTCGAAATTTTGATCCTCAATAAATTCGATGTTGTAATTAAATAGCCTCTTTGCCTCTTTTTTGTACCAATTAGGGACGCCATAACTTAAAACTACAACGTCAGATTTTACGCCCCGGTAGTCAATACTATTTAAGAGTGCGTTTGTCCATTGCATATAATTATAATCACTAGCAATAAAAATTACATTTTTCATTTTGCCCACCTTCTTTTTGCCCATTCGCCGTCGTTATATTCTTGCATTCTCCATTGTCTTAGGTACCTATGATATACGTACTGGTCTTTCATACACAACACTTTAAACCCTCCATGCTCTATGCGACCGTGAAATTTAGTATCCGTCCCTATAACTCCGCCGATAGGAAAACCCCCTACCTTTTCCCAGGCACATTTGTTAACTAACATCACGTGGCCAGACATCCGTTTGCCGTGGGTGTAATCCTCAACCTGCCCCCTAAATTGACGCTCCACAGAAATGGCATGTTCGGTATGCTTAATAATATCATGGTTATTGTCATTACCTAAAATCATTTGCTCTTTACATCCCAGACGGTTAGTTTTACAAGTGATAAGCCCCGTACCTTCTCCGTGTAAATAGATCGTCCTAACAAAAATGTTAAACCAACGAGGGTGAAGTAGCAACACATCGGAGTCAATAAACAAAACCCAATCGGTACTCGATTGCCCCATCAATCGATTGTAGGTCTCACCAAGCCGCCCCTGATCCATGTCATGAGCGATATGAATATCTATTTCCATCTATGGCCATTCCTTATTTACTACAGATTTACAATTATCAATAAATTTATTCATTTCATGTAACTTGCAGCACACCTGACAGTCATCGCAAACATTTACCTCTATCGGAAAATAAAATTCAGACTGATGGTAGATATTACCTAATGTGTATTTATCTTTATGATAACAACAAACCGACAAATTACCATTATGCCACAAAAAAGGAACAAAATGAAACGCTCTGCATTTTTTATATCCGTGATACTTATCGCAATCGTTAAATTTATATCCCATCACATGGATAATTGGATCCTGAAATGATGGTTTTTCAATGAAAGTCAAGTTGCCCTTTGTTTGCAATGCTGGCCGCACTTGAACATAGTCAGCACCGACCTCATGCGCTATTTGTGCGGCATCCACACATTGGTCATAGCTCCTGGATGTGCCCGTATAATTAACAGCCAACCCTAATGTACCCGCGCCTCTCAATGCCCGTAATGCATCAACATTAAATGGTCGATCGGTTTTAGATACTCGGATCCAGGTAAACGACGAGTAATCCATATCAGGGACACGAATCCCATTTGTAATCAGTGCTTTTTTTACCACTATGGATTCGCTAATTTTCCTAAATTTTGGGTGAATAGTCGGCTCTCCGCCGCCAACAAAACTGACAGATTTCAAACTCGGTATGTTATTGACAAATTTAATAAGATATTTTCCATTTATGTTTGCCTGATCCCTCTGATCATCTTTATAAAAACACCAGGGACAAGAGGCGTTGCATAATCCAGTTAAACTAATTTCCATTGAAATGGGCGACATTGGCCGCATGAGTTTATTATTACGCAAGTACGAATTAAATTCATCGAATTGCGTTAATTTAGCAACAGGATTAATATTTTTCATACCCCTCAACCTCTCGCACTACTTGATCTGGTGTAATCATTGTGTGACATTTAGGTCCCACAGGAGTGTAATTTAAACACTCGTGTATTTTTCCCTTCCAACACCCGCTCTCTTTACAGCATTCGAGTTTACCACAGGTGTGTAGGTAGCTATGATTAGGGTATGCCTCCCACCGATAGGGCTCTCGACCGCCCGCTAAAACAATACAGCGCTTCCCTAGTGCCGCCGATACGTGCATGTGCATTGACACGGGGCCGACAGAGCCGACACTCTTTGATACCATAACAATATATTCTCTCATCGTTGTCCGGCCGATTAAATCAATACACCCCGGTATTGGCTCGTGCGTATGTGTCGGGTTAACCTCCCCGACCTGGACAAACTGTACTTGATCTTTGAGACGATCAACGACTTGACAATATCGAGAGTAACCCCAATCTTTTAAGGGAGAATCGTCTTTATATCCTGCGTTAATTATCCAAAATCTTTTTTTAATTCCGTATTTACCTAATTTAGCGGCCATTTTTTTACGCTCTAAATCAGTGACGAATAATTCTGGGTAAACAGAAGATTGACGAACGTAAATGCCGGTCTTGTCATAAAACGTATTATAAAATGCGTGAGTAAAATGAAACCCCGACACGTTGCTATTATGGATGTCTGGATAATCGAGTACAATTTCCTCTTCCGGTTTCGCATCAAATAGTTCCACGTTGGGGTTATTGGCAAAGATATCAACATCACAGGTTGTATTTACCATAACTTTACATTTGGGGTATTGCTTTTTTAAATCGCGGATTAACGATGTGGTACAAATTACATCCCCCGGAGCCTGACGCTGTATTAAAACGTACCTCATAGCCCCATTTCCTCCCTAAGCTCTAGCGCATACGTCCGCATAGTTCCGTCCCTCCTCATTTTTTCCATCATTTTTTCACCCGTTATAGGGTCATTTATATAAATATTATTAACCGTCCCACCACTTGAGTTCATCGGTCCATTTGCATTACTACTACTGACCGGCTCAACTGTTATTCTCTCACGTCCTCCAGGATTATCCCCAACAAGAGTATCGCCAATAATCATAGGGCCGTTAGTCATAAATGTGCGACCAAGAGCCGCTTTTTTCATGTTAGCGATAATTATACTAGTTGACAGTATCGCCGTTGACATCGCACCAAACGCTAAACCCAATTTGTCATAGACCGTAACGCCTGATTGCATCCCGGCCTTGTATGCGGTAACAGCCGCCGCGCCAGCTTCCGCGATCGCCTGCACGATGGCCGCTGCTTTAGCCGTCCGACTGCTATCATCGATAGCGGTAACTAATGCCGCAAGGGACCCCACCATCTGGCTAGTGGCACTTTTTGCCAATTGTATGCGCTGTTTGGTCAACTCTTGCTCTTGTTCGTAGTCTCGCATATTTGCTTCACGTAAACGCTCTTGACTCTCAAGACGAATATTTTCCATGTCAAGTGTGTGCTTTTTTACCATCTCGTTGCGTTGAATCATAAACGTGTCGGTGAGATTTGCAATCGCTTGATGATTCGTCCCTAAAAGCTCTTTCTCTTTTTCATATTTTAATTCGAGAAGGGCTATCTCTTCCGCTATGCCCTCATATTTAGCTTCAATCATCGCCTCGTTAAGTGCGTACTGAGTATCCACAATTTGCTTTTGCTTCTCTTTTGCCGCCGCCGCCGCTTTATCTGCTGCCGCCTTATCTTCGAGCTCACTTGACGGGCCTAATGACCCTGAGCCTAGGCCCTTAGATGTTTTAGTCTGTTGATCCTGATTTAGCCCTGAAATTTGTTCTCGTAATTCTTTTACTCGAGCTTTTGCTTCCGCCAGTGTGTATGTGTGTGTGCCAAAAATAGCATCCATTTTTTTTATATCGTCTGAGACACTCTCTGGATAAAAACCGTCTTTTAATCTATCCTGAATCTCCTTTAATTCGCCTTTAAATTTTTTCATTTTAGCTATGGTTTTATTAGCGTTTTTTATAGCCTTGCCCATTTTATTTTCAAGCAATATTTTCCACTGTTCCGCTAACCCACCAACCGCATCAGCGGCGACATTTATTGCAGGAGTTAAATTTCCACCAACCTCCGCCGCCAACTCCCAGACGTTAGATTTCATTATTTCTAATTTTGAACTTGTTGTTTTTGATGCATTCTCCATAGCCTCCGGAAAACGCTCCCCCCAAGTTTCCACGACGGCCTGTCGCATAGAAGCCATGTCCCTATTTACTTCTTTTTGAATATTTCCAGAAGAAATGATGGCTTTTTTACCAGTACGATCAATCTCAATACCTAATCGACGTAAAACCTCTTTTTCCATTCCTATAAAACCATTTACAACATCCGATAATTCACGATTAAATAAAGTGGCAACACCACCAATAGTTTTCATTTGTTCGATTGTAGGGTCAATGCCGACCGCTCGTAACCTAACATATCCTCGTACAACATCCTCGGTTTGTAGTGGCGAAGTACGAGCAAACTCCCGAATAGCGTTTAACGCCTGATCCGCCGCCGCCGCACTCCCGGAAACGCTCTCTAATTGAGTCCTAAATATCTCAACACTCATCGCCGCACTAATAGATTGTTTAGCAAAAGCTCCCAACGCCGCAACAGCCGCCGCACCAGCAACTGTTGACATTGCTCTCATTCTGGCGGATAGCCCCGAAACTTTTTTATCTAAACCCTCTGCGCCTTGTTTTGCCTTTCCAAATCCATCAAGGCCCTTAGTCGCGACTGCAAGAATTACTTTTAAATTAGCTGGCATAATTAAAACCTATTTTTATATTCCTGTTGGGCTTGTCTTGACATCTCATTTTCATATTTGGTGCATAACGACCGTAAAAAATCAAACGCCAATCCGGTTTTAATTGGGTGATCGATTCTTTTATCGCCATACGGCCAGACCGTATAGTTTGAAATTTTCCAATCTTCAAAATAAGGGAGTAACAGAGACACCTCAACCGCAAGCGTACGCGGGCAAAAATACGCCGCAATGCTGTTACTCCCTTTACAATGTGGACAATCAATATCAGAACCATTACAAAAATAACAGCTATCAGTATACCAAACTGGTTTATGATACGGCTTTTCACACCCATTAATTTTTTTTGTCCTTTTATCACATTGAATACAGGTAAATTGCGGCAACCTATTATACATGATAACGGCTGCCGCATTCAGTTTTTTATGTCGTCCTCCGTCAACCCGATTAATTGAGGCAAATGCAAATTTATAATCCCCGCCACCCTTTGAATTAGGGCGTACGGTAAATTTTTACATGGATCAGATTTATCAAATTTTGGTAACTCATGCACCTCTGAAGAATACCCTGCTAAAAAAATAGAAATCAATTCCCGGCTGTACCGTATCTCAGATTGCACATCTTTATTTATTGCATCCTCTGCAAGCGTTATTGCTCTCTGATACGCTTTCTTTATAAGGCTCTCCTCTTTCATTCTTGGATGCTTTTTTTTAATCTCACGTAATGCCCGGGGGATAAAATCCAAAACTTTTTTCGCCCCACTACTTGTCAACTTTTCAAATCGCTCTTGATCCCTTCCGACAAGGTATTTAAAACGGTATGTTGTTTTATTTTCTTTATCGTAGTGGTCAAGTGTTGCATTCGGTGAAATTGGTATAATCATTGCCCGCTCTCCTTTTTATTGGTTAAACATTAGCTCGATGAGCTCGATGAGCTTGAACTATCAGCGCCAAGTATTGATATTCTTAAATCGTTCCGATTTAACTGACCTGATAAATCCCATGTGGTTTTTCCGTTTTGATCACTGGCCGCAACAGCCGTAATTTGCGAGTACGAACTGGCGATTTTTATTTCTGGCGTACTGCCATAATTAAAAACCAATGATCCCTCACTCGCGCCTTGTAAAGCTGCAATTGGATCGAGAGTTGTCTGTAAATCAGCGTAAACTTTAGCATTGAATTTAAATTTACGATCAGTAATATTTGACTGACCGACACCGTAAGTCTCAGAAGCATCAATGTCATTATCCGACTCTTGTCCAAAATCAATTTCCACAATGATAAATTTATAACTACTACCATTAATAGTCACGGTTGCACTTAACACCGCCGGGATCAATGTTCTATTTCGGCTAACGGTCGGAAATGTTCCTGTTGTAAAGTCGGAAAAAGCTCCCATCCCATTAAACTCAAGCGTGCCTATTTTTCCAGCCTCAAGGGATAGTTTACCACTGCCCTTAATGTTATATCCCTTGAGTAAATTGGTTGTCCCGCCCGCACGTCCATAATACCCCCACAATGTGACGCTAGACCCCCCCGTAGAATTAGGGACGTACTGATAATAACTATTGTTTGCTATTTCCGTAAAATCCATTGCCTGTAACAATGCCCCGAAATCTGGCGGCACTCCTGCATCCGCTACGCCAAAATTACGTAATGGGCATTTTATTGACCAGTTTACTTTAGCAATACCGGGCACGTATTTTTCTTGGTCAAAAGAGTTTGACACGAGCATTATTTCTGTGCCTTCTTGTTCGTAATTAAAAGAAGAATCACGCATTACCTCAAGTAAATCAGTGGCCGCAAGCCCCGTCGCTTCCGTCTCATTATCGGTTTGAACTTTACACAAACATGCTTCTAAATTTTTTACAAATCGTTGAGCCATCTTTTACGCTCCTAACTCATATGGATTATTTGAATTTATTAAAGTCGGACAAGAAACCAAGATATAAGTAGCGGGCAATAACTCACCGCTTCCACCTAAAAAATTTTCATGACCGTGACCCTCAATTTCAGTGTTTTGAGAATACCCGCCTCGTGTCCTGTCAACCATTAATGCTTTTTGAATGTCGGCCACCACATTGCGGTTGTGATACTGAAACGGGTCATTATTGCCGAGATCGTTATGCTTAGCAAAATAAATTATAGAAAATTTATAGGTAATATCTCCAGTATGATCGAAATCATCATTGTACACCGGATCGTCAACCTGAATTAGCGCGGTATTACCGTTTCGAGTTTTATACTCGCTCCTCATTTCCTCAACATATTCGATATTTGTATTATATGCGTTGTCGGTCGTGATTGTTTCGAGTACGGATTTAATATTAGCGGTAATTATAGCCTCGATAGAATCCCCAGCTTCCGGCTCGCTGGGAGTGTCGCTAGAGGTTGAAACAACTTTAAACGGCACTTGTACCGGCTGAACTTCATCGGCGACAAATGTTAAAACGCCACTTGTGTAGTAAGTAAACTCCGCTTGTGCCGCAGTTAAAATAACCTGATAGAGTGATCCGTAAACATGCTCGACGGAATTACTAGATATATCGATATTTTCAATCGCGCCCGCCGAGCTAGATACATTTAATTGTAATTGGCTATTAGTAAATGATTCGCCAGAATACGGCTCATTGGTTAGACGATCAAGCAATGAAAAAAATATAACAGATTCGGTATCGAGTATTAAGGTTTGTTCTCTCATTGTATATTTATCCTCAAATACTCCGTTGTGTCAACTTCATCGCCGTAAACTTTTAAAATTATTGTGGGGTCGCTTTGAGTCATATCAACCGCCGTTAATTTTAAATACCAAATACCACTATTGGAAAAAGTCACTAACTTATTTATAGTTGATATGGATATGTCAGAAGTATCTCCGCCACTAGAAATAGTTTTTGCTATTGTGCCGGAATTGGATATAGTCGACCCTCGATAAAATTTAAAACAGCTGTCGTTTTTATTTGCCAAAAAAGGAACACTAATCGTTGTAGCTGCCGCTGAACTCCTTAAAAATGTGGGATTCCAGCCAACATACGACAACGTATTTATAGTATCTCGACGCTGACCGCATCGGTTATTGGCATGTATTATTATCGATTGCCCATAACATAGCCCGGTGATGGTAACGGTATCGGTATTACCCGGCGTCAAGGGTAAGGTATCCACAAAAACTAATTCGGAATTTGTCGAACATGCTAAAAATACGGTATCATTATATGTATTAGTTATCGCAATATCCAATTGTGTCGTATACGATTTTACACTGTCAATAACCGGTCGCGCATCGATAAATTTAAACGGTACGCCAGTTGATGTGTCGCCGTCGTTATTGACAAATTTGATAGTATCAGAGATTGTATCTGCGTAGGTCATATTAAAAATTTTAATATCAGTATCTGACCAGCTAACAACATCTGTATAATTACTATCTGCAAACAAAATAAAACCTGACCCGCGGGAAGATCCTGAGTTTTGTGTTGACAAAGTGATGGTGTCACATCCACCCTCGAAATTTGTGCTGTCCGGTGATATTGAGTCAACAGAATACACAGTGGTCGCTACCGCATACGGGCCGATATCATACGCGCCGGACTCCCACGGGTCTCCATCTATGCCCTGAGTAATTTCAGATACTAGTATGGGGTCTGTTCCAGCCCTATATAGTTGGCTAGTCGCATCGATATCAAATCCGTTAGAGTCGGCAATATTCACACTCAGAAAATCTGCGCTTGTTATCTGATCTACTGTACCGGACTCAACTCCGGCACCGAAAGCCCCCGTTTTATTTGTGGCGTTATTCCTGAATATGGATTTGTCAATATTCGTACCAGCCAGATCATTTACACAGTCATAAAAAACATTATTTTCTACGTGTGCGGAATCTGCGTTTAAATGCCAAAAGCCATTAATTGATATATCAGAGAACAGATTGTTTGCAACTCTACAAAACAAGCCAGTTTGGAATGAAACACCATATTGTAATTCGAAGGCTTTATTACCATAAGCATGCACAGAAGCATTACTGTTACCGGTTATCACGAAATATCTAAACGTATCGTTTCCGTCAGCAATACACCATCTAATAGTCATGTGACCGCCGGGGTTATTATTTTGCGGCACGAAAAAATATTGCGTATTAGTGCTGCCAATACAATTCTGCCACTCTACATACATTCCACCAATTCCGTTATGGTCGTCCCTAACTTCATTTTGAAATGTAATAATATGTCCACTATCAGGATTCCCGTAATGAAATTTATTTGATGTCCAAATTAGGGGAAATCCGCCAGATGTATAAGTAAACGTTACTGTATTTGGAATTGTAAACGCGCCGTTAGTTACTAAACGCAAAGTATCAGTCAACGTTCCTGATCCAACATCAGCATTGGCAGCCTCTAACCCTGCATAATCACCAGTAGGCCCCACGGTATACGTTCCGGCGGTAATTGCGTTGCTATCAACCACAGGATCATTATCTGTAACATCAGTATCTAATATCAAATAATCTTTAGCTTTATATTTCGTCGCTTTTAGTATGTCAACAGGCTGATTTTTCTCTTTGTATTTATTTTTTATTGTAGCCAGTTCCACATAACTATCATCCATCAGATATCGATTATTGTTTCCGGTGCTGTCCGCCATCCACACAATGTTACTATCTATTGCCTCCCTAAATTTAGCCCGATCCTTTAATTCGTGTGTTTCCATTCTGTAAACCGTCCGCATCCACAATGAGAGGGAGTCGGGAAGTTGCCTGTACGTCGAGCTGTCAATTATTGATACTACCTGATTATGATAATACGGAGGTAGATCACCCGTTTTGATGACAATAATCATTTCCTTTGACCATTTGATGCCGTTTTTGGTATTTGTGTCACTATATTTAGGTTTCAGCTGCATTTTGTCAACTGAAGAAATATATTTTTTCGGTTTTTTCGTATCAATCGACATAGGCACAAATTGTGCGTATGTTAAAAAAGAATATAAAAATACCAACATTAATACACGTATCATAATTTTTCTTTTATCTCCACAAGTAATTCGACGATTTTCTCTTGTTTCTGTTCATATTTTTCAATTTTTTTTGTGTTTTGTTTAACTTGTGTCTCTACGGTTGACATGCGCGATTCATTGCCGATAGAATACGCAAATAACCCACCAGCAAAACCGCACAGGGTCACACTCGTAATTATTATTGCAATAATACCAGGGCGCATCACATAGACCATTTTACACGCCTCTTTCTGGCCGTCTATCATTGCCTGTACTTCGTCGCGTGTCATGGTTACTCCATTTAAAAATCATTCTACAACACCCAATTTCTTTTCCATGCGTTCAACCGCCTTGATCAATCGTTTATCACCTCGTTGCATGGCCTTCGGTAATCTCCGATCCCACGTTCTCTGAAAATCGAACTGTTTTTTTACTCTTATGCTTTTAACTGCCATAAATAATGGGGCGGTAAAATCAATATCATTACCATGTTTTTTAAAATACAAATAGCCGTTGTTGACACGGAATGAAAATAAACCACCATTATTTCTCATTTCTCTAAACTGTTTATGCGTTTCTTTTTTATTTGTTAAGTTTTGATAAATAGGGACAATCATCCGGCCCCCTGTGCTCGTTATCGTCCCGCCCGATCCTAAAAGTTTTATACCCTCAACAAATTTACTTTTTCTTTTGTTAATAATCCCTTGAGTGAGATACATGGTTTGCTCCGGAGCTCTTTTCCCCACCCAACCTTTAAAAATACGAGAAATTCTTTTATCCCAAACACTGCCAGTTCTCTTTTTTCTTTTCCTTTGTAATTTCTTACGCCAAACACCGTCTTCTTGCCTATTTCCTATAAATTTATCTCGTTCCGACAACAACCAACTGAATCGAGATCTATTAACCGTTTGAGGTGCTTTTTCCAAAACCCGTTCTATGCGGTCAAACCCCCGTGATATCGATTGTATTACTACCATTATATTAAACCTAAAGTAAAGCTCGCTGAATCTTCTTTTCGTACACCCCCTACACGATACGTTTTACTAGCGCCGTTACGGGTAATAAGAACCACGTCCTCTTGAGGCGATACGGTAGAAACATCAGTTTTACTTACTAAAATAGTCACAAGGTTTTTGGTGTATGGGTTAACTCTTCCACCTGACATTTTCTGATTATCTCCATATGTGATAATCGCAGAAATAGTTGCTCCATTATAGGAAATATCCTCCTGGAAACCACTCTCCAGGAAGATATCATCCATATCATCTTGAAAATTAATCGTCATTAGCTTGACGAGCTAGAGCTTGACGAGCTAGAACCCATAGCGTATGCGCTTGGACCTTCGTTAATGTCAACCGTCACCCAGCTCGCAGATGAAGCAGCAGCGGCGACCGCAGTACCAAGAACGAAATCACTAACCGTCGCGGCGGTTGTTGCATCATCCGCTTTATTCGCACTCGCATCAAAATAAACCTGATCGCCCTGCGAAAATGCCTGAGACGTTGATTTAGCAACGGAAAACCGGCCACGAATAGCAACAATCCCAGTTGACCCGTTTGCAATTGCATTGCCCATTACAACTGCGGCAATGCGTTTACCGCTCCCGGCGTTAATTGATATAACTTCGCCAACCGCCATGCTTGCACCACTATTATTGGTGTATTGCAATGTTGCGGGCGTCGACGCTGCCTGAACTACTCTTGCTTCAGCCATTTTATATTCCTTTCATTTAATTTTAGCATTTTTTTTAGCTTGCCCGCTAATTTACAAATTAAGAAGCATCAGCGCCTTGGTTCATGTAAAAACCGCGCCAATCTTCAATCGCTGCCACAAAGTCATGACGGATATACCATTTCATACCATCAGCTTCACCAATACTCGATGGTTCACTGTCAAAATATGGGGTCTCGACACCATTGAGGAAAAACACTGTCAGTGTTCCGATCTGCATATTATCAGCGACGGTATACCATGGCTTTGTTTTAGTCGCATCAAAATTATCAATTTCGACATCAACGATCGGTATCAAATTTCTACTACCGTTTGGACCATAAATATTTGATATTTCTGACCCGGTTTGACTTGACGAACCGCTATAATAAAGAGAGTTAAGCAATTTATGAGCCGTAACCTCGTTGCCTGATCCGATAAGCAAAAAACGCGGACGAATATTAAGATAAACGGGATCTCCTCGACTATCATCCCCCCGCAACGCTTGACGTGATTTATATGCATCGAACGCAGCACTAAGGGTGGTTTCGCTTAAGGCAGCGTGTGTTGAGGGTGTAGTCCCCTCGGTCGTGTTGAAGAGCGCTCTGGGTGATATCTCGTTAAGTGACGGCCCTTCAAAATCAGTACCATCACCATTATCATTAAAGATAAGGCCATATACGCGTTTGTTGATTTTACGTGCAACCGCTGACCCCATAGCTGCTGGTGCTCTATTAAAAGCACTCATGTCGTCATTAATCATAGCCTGACGACTAAGATTAAAAATACGTCCGTAAGTTTTCAACTGAGCGGTTTCTTTTTTGTCATTAAAACTGCCGACCGTTGCAGCCTCATTCTCTTTTATTTCGTCAACATCTGAGAATGCAGAAATATTATTTATAGAGGCCTGTTTAAAATCGGACAAATTACCAGTGCCACACCATTGACGCCATGTGGTCGGAGCCTCTACGTATCCGTCCGCCAAAACTTTATTAGCAACATTCGCTAAAATATTCGTAAAATCCCCCGTGCCCTGTGCTGGATAGGCACTAAATTCACCGCGAGGAGCGACAGAATTCATTTTCGCACTACGAATAATCTCAGAATAAAGCTGAGAACCAGACATCCTGTTTACTCCCGGCACACCATCACGGGAGAGACATTCGCGAGCCAAAGCCTGTAAAGAAATGCCGCTAAACTCATTCCCGCGCATTTCCGATGATAATTTACGGGCGTTAGTTGTCCCGCTACGGAAATATATTGATTTTTCAACACCGTTGTTGAATTTATCCCGTTCGTCGGCTCCAACTTTCACATCATTCTGCACAGGTTTACGATAAATCTCATCAAGAGACGATAGCCGCGTGCACGCATCTTCGAGAGATACGCCGTCATTGATCCACTCATCGATCACTTTGTCTTTAATGTTATGCTTTTTTCCCAAAGCGTAAAGCGTACTAATACGTTTCTTTTCCGCTTCTCTTTCTTGCTTAACCTGTAACGCTACTTCTTCAGGCGTAAGTTTTTTAATTTCTTCAAGTGGCATTGATTCACTACCTTTCTTTTTATTGTTTGAAAATTCGTCCCATGCGCCCGTCAATGAATCAATAAATTCCGGACAATCATTTAACGCACAAAACCTTTTTATGAATTCCACTGCTTTACGCCCGCTATCTTTCATTTCAATGAATTTTTTAAATTGATCTGACACTTCAGCCGACAATTGCACCTCACGAGAAAATAACCCCTCGTTTGCTGCCGGTTCGTCGACCGCATCTACGGAATATAGTTTTTTAACCCGCAGCATGTAACGGCTATCCTCATCCTCTGGATTCTCCAACTCATGATCGACATCCACCACCATGGAGAGTCCGAATTGATCTGGGTTTTTTTCTGCCATATCCAATATGTATTTTCCCAAATTCCCATTAGGTGTATCAAAAGATGTATCGTCAATGTACAGGTCCGCTCGTACTCTATCGCCCTCTATGTTAAAATTTTTAGCACGTCCAAGATATGCCCCTAATTTTTCCGCGCTCATGCCCGGATGACCAAAGCGCATTTTTACGCCAAATTTAGCGGCGTTTCCTAACTCCTCAACCTGCATTATTGTCATTTCGTCAAGAAAAACCCCATGCCCTTTAGCCTCACCAATTGTGGCGACGGCAGCACCAAAAATCACTTTTTCATTATGATCAACTTTTAGTTTATTCGTCGTCGTCGTCTTCGGTGTTCGGAATGCTTTTTTCTTTGGCATTTGTAACGTCCAATCCTTTTAATTTCATATATTCTTGTTCTTTCGCTAATTGATCGACCGCTTTTCGCCAGTCCATCCCCTTAGCGCCGTAGTATTCGTCCATTGTTAATAATCCCGCATCATGTAAAGACACGTTTGCCGATGCGTCCTTTGCCGGGTCGACCCAATCCCAACCATTAGGGCGCCACAAACATTGAGAAACCAGCCATGGATCTCTGAAATAGTCGGTTATAGTTTTGCCAGGAATGCGCCCATTTAAAAACATCCTATAAACATAGGTGTTCCATTCGATTTGACACACATCTTTTATTAGATATCGTTGTATTTGACGGTAAACCCTGCGCTCCTCAACAGTGTTTCCCCGCATAGAACTGTATGATAGCTGACCACTATCGCGAGTAAACGAGCTGTAAGAAACACCTACCGTCATGCCTACAGCATGTAATAATAATTTCTGAAGTGGGGATAAAACTTCCTTGACACTATCATCTGCCTGTATTATTTCCGGTTTTTCCCCAGGCTCCCCATAATGTATTTGGCCGGCTTTCATTTCCAATTGATTGTCGGAATTACTATTATTTTGTAATAATTTATTTGCCATAGAATTCGGCATAAATAGAGAAATCATTGACTGTATGCGACTGGAAACTAATTTATCCTCGATCAATTGATCATTTGACCATAAATATTTTAATGCTGTAGACAACCAGGGGATGCCGATTGTTTCCTCTACTCCGTACGCCCTCCACGCTATGTGCATGTTGCCCGCGGCAATTGGCTCATCAATGCCTCGCAAATAATATTTGATTGGACGACCATTTTTATCGTATTGGATACCATTCGATATACGACCGTCTATCCGTTGGTCATATCCGTGGTTATTATTATCTCTGGACATATCTAAACGTAACGGGTGTAGCAATTGGGTACGAACATCTAAATAATCTGTGTTATCAGAATTGACGCGATTAAATAAAACTGAGCCTGACCGTATAATCTCTGTTAAAATTAACCCTTGACTCTCAATGAATGGCATTTTTCCCCGGGCGTCCCACTCGTCATTATACCTGTCCCAACCGTCACTCAGGATACTATTTAATGATTTTAATTCTTCGCCATTTTTTAACCGCACCTGTGGGGATGGTCGTAAACCCAAACCGACAACGTTAGATACAATGGTGTTTATTAGCCCCCGGGCGTGGGCATCATTATCGCACGCTGCAATTGATCGGGCTATGATTTTTGTAAAATCACCCTGAATATTGCGATAGAATGTATCATACGATACCGGCCAATCGCCCTGGAGTCGTCCAGTTTTCGCACTGTCGTGGTGGGAGAACTCCGAATGTCTAAACCGAGACAGCTGAGCACGCATATTCTGATACTCTTCAAAAAGCGCACGATTAAATCGCTCAGTTTGAGACGGCCTCGACTTTTTATTAAAAATATTAGAAAACCAATCAAACATTAACTTGCATCCGGGTCTTTAAAAATTACAGAAATAGCACCGCCATATGTGGCCGCATTTACCTCCGCCTCAATCTCTTTTAGTAAATTTCTTAACTCTTTGAGACTTTGATATCTAACACGACGGCCGTCGGCGTATTGTACCTCCGCCGCGCCCTTTGAGGCGATTGTATTTATTGCCGATCTTACATTGTCTAAATCAGATTGAGTGTATGCCATACTAAAAATATAATAATAAATCAACATAAAAATTAAAAAAATCGTCATAATAATTAAAATAAATACTATATTTAAAATATATTTAATATTTATTTTACAAAAGGAGAATTATGAAAACATCAATGGAAATACCCCGACAATTAAAAATTGACATAGGCAGGTTACCAAAAAAATTTACATACACAAAACTGCTAGAGCTAGGCGTTTCAGAAGCAAAAAAAATTACACGCGTTGAAACCGCCAAAATGTCTCATTTGGAGAAAATTTATCCTCACCAATAAACATATACCCATTTTTTAACTCCTCATTGCAGATGGGCGCCCATTTGCGGCGCTCATCATCTGTCACCGATCGTATTTTATACACTGATTTACTGGATCCTACCGGACGGCCTGATTTTTGAGTTTTTTTAGTCATCGTCCCCACCCTCCCCGACTCAGATATGAGCCTCGGTTAAAAAATTCTGTTGGTTTTTCTACATTTTCAGTTTTTTTATTTTCCGTAAATTCATATTGTTTTTTATTTAATCGGTCAATGCTATCCTGGTCATTCATCACCTCATTTAGCTGCAAATGGATGGCCGCAGCAGCTAACATATTTTCACAATCACGGTAATGATCTGGGTCTATATCCCTCCAAACCGTTTTTTTATTACCGCGAATATCCACGGTTGTTTCCTGATATTGATTTAACACCTGTTTGATATAATCACTCGTCACATCATTTGGTAGATGCCATAGCGCCGTATTCATTTGTTTTTCGACAATAGTTGCGAGATTACGTTTATTACAAAAATAATATCCGCTTTTTTTCAGCTCGATTAGTGGTGCTGTGGGAAAAGTAGATCCGATATATGGGCTCAAAACCATATTGTGATTGCAAATATAATCCACATCGTTAGACCTATGGCCGCCACGATCTATCAGCCCCCAGACCACGGGTAATTTTTTTCCGTCTTTTCTCACATACGGTGTTTTAAAAATATTTTCTTCAATTTGCTCTAGTACTTTTTTCGGATCCTGGTACTCGTCAGCATCCATAGGGCATGGAATAAAATCGTGTCTTATGAGCCAACTTTCCAGGTTAGCCCCATACCCCCGCACTGCGTAGTAAAATCCGTTGTCCTGCGTATCGATGGCCGTCAACAACACTAAAACCTCGTTAGGCACCCTTGCCTGATCTCCATACTGCAGATATTTTTGTTTTTTGGAAACAATGAATTTATCATTGTATTTTTTAGCAACTGTTTTTACAAAACGCGCCATGTCCTCATTTTGATACGTTACTAACGCCTCAGGGTCGGGGTTGTTTAAAGCCTCGAAATATGATGCCAGGCATTCATAAAATGTGTAATTGTAGTTTATGAGTCGAGACCAATTATACGCTCGACGCCGCGCAGGTTTTCGGTTTAAAATCGTTCCGTCTTTCAATACCTCTTCCACTTTAGTGGCCCAAACTAATCTATTTGCCATGTTGATTCGGTGACGCTCTGTGATTTCCCCTTTACAAAATTCACACTCATATCGGGCTGCTTTTTCGCTCCTGATACGCTCCGGGTCATGATCAAAATCACCGTTTCTGTCCGGTTTTTCTTTTATCTGACTATCCGTCAATACCTGATAATTACCACAATGGGGGCAGGGGTGGTATGCGTGTCTGATATCGACCCCCTGTTTGTGTGTCTCCCTATAAAATTTATCACCCTCCGTGCGGGGGGATGATTCGAGAATCATAAATGTTTTTTCGCCAAACATTTGACTCGCTTTTTGACGGCCACGCAGCATTTTAATTTGATCAATGTTTAGGTGTGGCCATTTAGAAACCTCTGCGCCATATACGACAGCCGCATTGTGACTGGCGATGTCATCCCTTGCAGAGACGCCCGCACCGCAGATACGTAATGTGCTGTGCATTAATGCCAATTTTGTTTTCGTTAAATCATCTTGATTACCCGACCAATATTTTTTTAATGCTGGGCATTCGAGGATGAGTGGACGTAATCTTTCCTCAAAAATATCCTTTAACGTTTCTTTTTTGCTGTAGGTCAGCATCATGTTGCTGCGAGTAGTATCAATTTTATATCCGATAATACATTCAGCAATTAGAGATTTACCGGTCTGCACTGGTGCTATCAGGTATAGCTCATCAACCTCCTCACAGGCGTTCACAATTTCCCGTTGCCACGGGAAGAGTTTTATTCGCCCCGTAACTGCATATGCACTACTTAGAATAAAATGTTTTTCGACCCAATCGGCCGGCAAATATTTTTTCTGCGGTTTGAAAGCAATCCTATGGCCGCGATTGAAAAAAAGAAAATCAGTTTTAGGTATATCAAATTTCATTTTTCTAAATATTCATCCAATTCACGGCCTGATTTTGCAAAATCATTTAACATTGTTTCGATAAAATCTCCAACCACGGATAACACCTCATTTGTTCGTTCGCTGTCAACATCGAGGGCAGTTAAAATTTTATCGATATTTCTTTTCCATCCGGTTAACCAAAAATTTTTAATTTCAAACGCCTGTTTTATTTGGACCCGAGAAACAACATCGCGAGGGATAACGGTTTTATTAAACTCCTGTAATTTAGTTTCATTTAATTCCGTTTGCGCCTTAATTTGTTTTATTCGTTTTTCTTTTATCTCCTGATCTAACTTCACCGAAGAAGAATTTATTTTTTTTAATTTTTCCTCATATTTTAACCTCTCCCGTTTAACAAAAAATTTATGAACGTCGGGTAGGCAGTATCTACCCTGATTATCACAGGGGACATGCTTCATCATCCGCTGGAAATTAGCGCTATCTATTTCTAAAAATTTTATTAACGCCCCCCAGGACATGTACCTGATTTTTCGAAAATCAAAATCTTTCGGTGTGTATAATTCAACCGGTCTATCCTGTAATTTTTTTTGACCTGCCATATTTTTAAATCCCCAGTGCCAAATTTATAATTTTAATTTTTAAAAAATCGGGCATTTTACCCGATATATTACTAAATAAGTTAGTGTTTGTGGCTCATACGGCCAAATTTTGCATAATTAAAAAACCGGTCTTTCGGAAC